GCCAAATTACGACCATGGAAACAGGAAATTGATGGTGAGATTGTGGTAAGGGACCCACTACGCGAAGGTGCTGCAAAGCAAGGACGCCAGTGTGGTTATTTAACACAACGAGTCATTGACGAGATTGAATTGAGTATGAGAAGTTTAATCCTACCCCGAACCGAATCAGCCCCACAAATACGACTACTTACATATGAGGAATCTGTGCGAGGAATTGAGGGAGATGCGCTGTTCCAGCCTATCAACCGATTGACCTCACCAGGTTTCCCATACATTCTCGATCCCCGGAAGAGAGGAAAGAAAGGTAAAACGTTTTGGATGGGTTCGAATGAGTGGGATTTCACAAGTCCTGCTGCGTTGGAGCTCAAACGAGACGTTGAGAACTTAGAGAGTGATCTCCTAGAGGACCGTCCACATGAAATAATTTGGGTGGACACCCTAAAAGATGAACGACGATCGCATTCCAAAGTGGATGCTGGTAAAACCAGAATGATATCTAATGGACCAATGCACTACAATGTATTGTTTCGAAAGTATTATATGGCCGCACTAGCACACCTACGACACCACCGCGTTACTAATGGAATTGCTGTTGGCATTAACGTTTGGGGACCCGAATGGCATAGTTTAGCAACTTACCTACGAGGGGCCTCAGATGAAATGATCGATGGTGACATGACTGACTTTAGCGATAGACTTATGGACGATTTGACTTGGGTTAACTTCAACCTAATTAATGAAATTTATAAAGTTTACGATGCTGATTACACCGATAACGACTACAGAGTACGAAGAAGATTGTGGGAATATGCATGCTGTGCTATTCGCTACAATCAAGGGACTATTTACCAAACGACAAACGGAACACCTGCCGGATTCGTGCCGACTGCAGAGAATAATTCACTCTACGGTTTGTGCGCTTTCCGTGCTTCTTACCTTTACCTTGCCCGCAAGTATAAGCCGGATATGGAGGATCTCAAACATTTTGAAGACAATGTGCGAGTGATAACTTACGGTGATGACAATGTGTTGGCTATCAATCCAAAATTAAAAGAGTTCTTCAACATGAGAAATCTAGTTGAGGCTTTTGATAGTTTTGGAATGATATACACCACTGCCGACAAGGGAACTGATTACGACAAACGAAAGACCATTAAAGACGTGAGTTTTCTTAAACGATCGTTTGCTTTGGTCAAGATCAACGGACAAACACTACCGCGTTATGTGTGCCCAGCACCCTTGGAAACAAGGTTGGACATGCTTAATTGGACGAGTGACAAACATGTCGACAACCTGTTGGAGCAATCCGACACGGTTACCGATGTGTTTAAAGAGCTCGCAATGCATCCACAAGATGTATTCGAGAAGTGGACTGGAGAGATTAGTAAGAAATGCTATGAAATAGGCATCAACAACTTTCGGTTGTTGCCTTATTCACGGTATCTCGAACCTTTTTGCTCTGGTGGACAGTTTGTACCCCGCAAGTGTGATCTTACAATTCTCCGGCAAAAAA